TAATCCATCACCGCTTTGCAATCACAATGGTACGCAAAGGTGAGAAGAAATTGGCAAAACCCGCGACCACCAAGGCCGCGAATCCGCAACCCCGCCGACGTGCTAACAATCGTCGGCGTAGTAATCGCACTGACGCACCTGTGTCTAAGGCCTCGACTGTAACTGGATTTGGACGTGGGACCAATGACGTCCATCTCTCAGGTATGTCGAGAATCTCCCAGGCCGTCCTCCCAGCCGGGACAGGAACAGACGGATACGTTGTTGTTGACGCAACCATCGTCCCCGACCTCCTGCCACGACTGGGACACGCTGCTAGAATCTTCCAGCGATACGCTGTTGAAACACTGGAGTTTGAAATTCAGCCAATGTGCCCCGCAAACACGGGCGGTGGTTACGTTGCTGGCTTCCTGCCTGATCCAACTGACAACGATCACACCTTCGACGCGCTTCAAGCAACTCGTGGTGCAGTCGTTGCCAAATGGTGGGAAAGCAGAACAGTCCGACCTCAGTACACCCGCACGCTCCTCTGGACCTCGTCGGGAAAGGAGCAGCGTCTCACGTCACCTGGTCGGCTGATACTCCTGTGTGTCGGCAACAACACTGATGTGGTCAACGTGTCAGTGCTGTGTCGCTGGAGTGTTCGACTGAGCGTTCCATCTCTTGAGACACCTGAAGAGACCACCGCTCCCATCATGACACAAGGTTCCCTGTACAACGATTCCCTTTCCACAAATGACTTCAAGTCCATCCTCCTAGGATCCACACCACTGGACATTGCCCCTGATGGAGCAGTCTTCCAGCTGGACCGTCCGCTGTCCATTGACTACAGCCTTGGAACTGGAGATGTTGACCGTGCTGTTTATTGGCACCTCAAGAAGTTTGCTGGAAATGCTGGCACACCTGCAGGCTGGTTTCGCTGGGGCATCTGGGACAACTTCAACAAGACGTTCGCAGATGGCGTTGCCTACTACTCTGATGAGCAGCCTCGTCAAATCCTGCTGCCTGTTGGCACTGTCTGCACTAGGGTTGACTCGGAAAACTAACCGGGTCATCCGGTTCCCTAGTGCGTATCGTTGATGACCAATTTGAACAATTGATTAAAGCACTAACAAATATAAATAAAGAAATACAAACAAACAAAACTGAAATTGGAAAGAATAGAAGCGAAATTGAATCACTCGCTAGCAAATTAAACGACAAAGCACCCAAGGAGGGTGCGATTGCTATTGTTGGTACCCTTGACGGCGTACCGGCTACGCTTGAAGGCCTATACACGGCTGGAAGCGCGCCGCGTGCTTAATTGGGTGCCAGTGGTACCAGTCGTATCCAACGCCGAGGAAGTCCCTCTTTGGGCTGTTGGGTTACCGTTAGCTCCGCGTAGTGAGCACCACCGCCATGTGGTTAAATGGCCGCTGATCGCTTCTCAACTCGGCG